AGTATGGCTAAAACAGTAGAGTTCTTTATTCAAAAAGGACACGAAGAGTTCAAAGCAGATGCAAATAGAAAAGCTAAGTAAAGAACTCAAAGCAATTCGGAAAATCAAATCTGATGAGTACGGACCGTTCAATAAAAAGATGCAAGCAATTGCAGATGTATGGTCCGTGCTGATTGGAAAAAAATTAAGATCTCATCAGGTCGCTTTGATGTACGCAATGGCAAAGATCATCAGAGCAAACAACGAATACAAATACGATAGTTACATTGATGCAATCAACTACTTGGTTCAAGCAGATGAGATACACCGAGAAGATGTCTCGGAATTGGTCGATAGCTACTTTCCAACAACAACGAAAGAAGATGTCTCTGTATGAGTTTAAACTGGAAATGGAGTTCAGCGGTTACAATACAGATCGATCAGAGCTGGTTGAAAAATTTTATAAAATTTATTCGGATTATTTAGATGAGTTGGAAACCACGAAATCAAAATAACGTAGTGCCTTTTAAAAAAGGAGTAGAGAATAAACAAAAGATTATGGCTGAAGAGAGATTAAAAAAAACAATAGCTTCAATTGACCTGAAGATGCAGCAACCATACTGGGATGCTTTGGTCTTTGATGATGTGGAGTTGGAGCTGCTTGCAAATTTTGGTGAAACAATAAAGTTCCCAACCGACAATACTGCGGTCAGAGCGTTATCAGTATTAGCAACATTTTTACTTAAGCATAAGGAGGAATTTAGTTATGAGTAAAACAAGAATACATAGTTTATCATTACATAAAGATAAATTTAGAGACGAAAAAGTTGGACCATATGCAGCTTTAGGTGGTCCATTTTATATAAAGAAAATTTTAGGTAAATCACATTATCTAATTAAAGCATCAGAGAGTTTTTATCACGAAGTAACTCCACAATGTTTTGAAATGACAATGAAAAGATCAACCATTTTGGACACTGCAGAAATCAAAAAAAACTTGGAGGCTTTCAATGCGAAATAGAGCAAGAATAACACCTGAAGCTATTAAGACTAATACAATAATAGGTAATAACCTGAGGTATATTAGGAATAGACGTAAGCTTACACTGCAGAAATTAGCCACGTTAGCAGGCGTTAGATACCAGCAGATAGGCAAGTATGAGCTTGGTGTGGATCAGATGTCAGCTTATAGAGTAATGCAATTCTCGCAGCTCCTACAATGTAAAATAAAATATTTCTTTGATCCAACATATATAGATCGAATGAATGGCTTTCACAAAGGCAGAGAGTTCTTTGCTGCTATGAAGCCTGAGCTTTTGGATATAGACCAACTGCAGCGTGATGCTATCGAGCATATGGAGGCAGCGGAGGTTCAAGCAAATTTATAATGCTATGGCTAAAATTCTTAAAATACAAACTGGAACTATTGATGTTGTTGTTACATCAGAATTTGAAAATGAAGATGCAGCAACACAGGATAAAGAACCTACTCAAACGGATGTCAAAATTACAGAGTTCAAGGTTGAAAATACTAAATGGAAAAAAGGAGGATTAGCAGATGAGTGATATACCACACGATTTGCCATACGATAGCAGGCTTGCAAGAATGAGAAAAAGACTTCAAGGCTTGCAGCGTGTAGCAGCAGCTATAAATGATTTATATATCTATGGTGTTTATCCTTCCAACTATCCAAACTTAACTACTGTGTTGGAGCAGGCAAAGGACCATACCAAAAATATTATTAAAGAAACAAAAAAAGAAATCGCATTGTTCGATGATCCAATGGACCAGTACGATTTAACAGAGAACGACAAATTGGAGGTAATAAAAGATGACACTAATTAAAGATCCACTATCACCTGAGAACGCAGATAAGCTAGAAGAGGCAGCAAAGGATGTATCTAAAGCAGCGTTGGTTCACCATACTGCAATGCAGCAAGATGAACTAAAGATAATAATAGAAGAGAGAGATCTTCTATATAAAGAGAATGAGATTTATCACGATAGTTTGGAAAGAGCTTTGGAAGAGAATAAAAATTTAAGGACATTGATCCAAGGCTGGAAAAAATTCAGAGGTTAGAGAACGCCCACCGAACCTTCTTTCTGAAAGTCCTATTGGCGTTACGTTGTTCGGATCGGGCTAGTCTATGTTGCGTTACGCTGAAGGCAAATAAGAGGCAGTTGATAGGAGCTGCCTTTTTTTTTGGAATTTTTTAAAAATAAAACGCTCTGAGAGCCACGCACATTAACGAAACGCTATGTACGTGACCTCAGGTATAGACCTAATTTATTAATTTTATTGGTTTATTACGTGCTGCTTCTATCTTTGCAGCAATGTTATGATGCTCTTCAGTTTCTAAAAGATCGTGATCACCATAGATACCTCTAGTAGTTTCGATCAAGTCGTGTCCCATAACATCTTTAATATAGTTATCTGAAAGCATAAGCTTATGTTGATCTTTGATCAATTGTGCTGCTTTCAAATGCCTCCAAGTCTTAGACATACATCCTTTAAATACACTACTTATAATAGTGAACTTATGAGAGTTGTTAGACTTATGCCATTTGATCTTTGCCATACCTAATTGTTCATACGTTGCATAAACAACTTTTCTGAACATAAAATTAGATAATGGATTGTTACCTCTTGTTGCAGCAACAACATAATCAGATGCAGGAAATTTCTTATTTGAATAATCTAATATCCATTTAAGAACTTCAGCTGCTCTTCCATCAGGATCAAAATAAACCAATCTTTTAGAACCATCATTTTTTGTTTCAGTTCTATAAACATTGTTTTCACTATCCCAAGCTCCTTGAACATCTACATATCCTTGAGCAATATTTATTTGTGATTTTTTTAATCCTAATATTTCAGATCTTCTAAATCCAAAATAAAATAAAATATGAAAAATCATACAAGCATAAGAAAATTTATAATCATCTTCTCTATGCTCCCAAACAAACTGCAAAAGTCTAGCAGCGTCCGCAGGATTAATAACAGTAGCTTTTACTTTATCTCTAAGCTTTCTGTCTCTTGGTTCAAACTGCTCAGGTATTCTAGCTGCCAAAGCTGATTGAAAGTTTTCGTGATATTGATTTGCTGAACACCATCTAAAAAATCTTCTTAGATTAGCAAGTACAAGATTGGTAGTTTTATAAAGCTCAGGCTTATTACCATTGTCTAAAAGTTTGGTAATAAATACCTTCATCTTTGCACCACCAATTGTATGAACTGGACAATCCTCAAAGTTAGGTTTTATATAATGCTCAAAGTGAGCCATATATCTATCGCCTGCAGATTTAGTTATGCAAGTTTTGATATTACGTCCACCTTGTTGCTTTTCAGTTGCAAATTTTAAATATAGTTCGTGGAAACTATATTCCTTATCTACAACTTTTTCTAAATGCGCAGCTACCGTATGTTTAGTCACGTACTTTTTAGCCTGCGCTCTTGAAGGAAAGTCAGCTATTTGTTTTTGCTTTCCATCAATTATTTTTTGGACAACATATTTTTTATTTTTATATCTTATCCAATACTTATGATCGTTTGTCATAATGATTGAATAAATAACTCACCTTATTAATCAAGTGTACTAGGCTCTAAATTTATAACTCATCAGAGAATAAACTTTAGAAACAAAAAAAGTCGGTACGCATTTGGTACGTACCGTAAAATTAAAATTCCTAAATGTTATTATTTTCCTATACTTTTTGATGTTAGGTAAAATCACTTATTCTAACTCCTTTCGTTTTGTGTTTCTGCAAAACGTAAGTGTTAGTGCTACTTTTTTGGTAGCGGGAAGTGGGATCGAACCACTGACCTCGGGCTTATGAGTCCTGCGCTCTAACCAAACTGAGCTACCCCGCCAGCGCCTTCGGTACGTATATGGTACGTAACCAAATCCGTATTAAAAGTAACACAATACTTTTACGAATTGCATTACTAAGACAATATAATATTTTATATAAAATTAAAATACCTTTTACGTACCAGTTTAAACAAACCTAAAACGTCTGACTTTCTTTGCTATAGCCTTTGGCTGCTTAGAAAATTGCTTACCTTTTTTCTTATCTCTTCTCTTTGCTCTTGTCGTTGCCGCATACTCCGCAGCAGTCAACGAACGGATGGCAGCAGTAGGCAAGTATCTTTCCCCAGTAATGCTTGATTTTTTTCCAGATTTTGTTCGCCATTTTTGTTTCCCCCAATTTTTCAAGGATCTTTGTCTTTTTTTTAAAGCCATTACTTATAGCCTCCGCCTGCTTTCTTATATCTTTTAGCAAGTAGTTGAGCTTTTCGTGCTGACCATTTTCCTGCAGCCGTTCCTTGAATATTGGCTGCGAGAATACGATTAAATATACGCTTTCTTAAAGCAGGCTTTGTATAGTTACCTGATTTATTTACGCTTGATTTTCTTTTTTTTCTTTTTGGCATTTCTTAATTTCCTAAAATCAGCAGCATCAATTCTATTTTTATTGCCACCAATTCTTGCAATACGTTTCTGTTTTTTACTTAGACGCACGTTGCCTCCATTGTTTTAATTTTAATTCTTTTTGATAAGCTTCAAGCTTCGCAAGATTTTTAAGTCTTACTTCTTTTTTTTCTTTTTGCTCTTTTTGAAGTTGCTCTTTGCAGTCACTTTGTAACCGCCTTTGCTCTTTTTCTTTTTCGATTTTCCGTACATTTTTACTCCTAATATAATCCTCTAAACAATCTTTAATTGGCTCTTCACCTACATAATGTATTTTGCAAAATATTTTATGCTCAGCTGTGATGACATAACTATCGGAATTAGGCTCATTTGTTTGAAGCTGCGTTCCGCAATAATCACAATTACGCACGAATATAGGTCGATGCCTTTTACGTCTCATTTAAAGGATTGGTTGATTGTTAAATTAACGCCACATCTTGCAGCTCCAGTACCTAGCTTTTGTTTTAGGACCAGCGTTGCTGCATCTACCACTTC